AAAAGATTTAACAGTAAAAAACTTTATGAGTGTTGGTAATCAAACGCAGGCTGTTGATTTCAACAAAGAGCAACTAACACTCGTGCTTGGTGAAAATCTCGATCAAGGAGGTGACGATTCTGGCTCACGAAACGGTACAGGCAAAACAACAATTATTAATGCATTGTCTTACGCACTGTACGGCCAAGCACTGACCAACATCAAAAGAAATAATCTTATCAATAAGACTAATTCTAAAGGTATGTTGGTCACCTTACACTTCGAAAAAGACAATCAAGATTTTCGAATAGAACGTGGACGCTCTCCTAATGTTTTAAGATTTTATATAGACAATCAAGAACAAGAGCTACTTGATGAATCACAGGGCGATAGTCGTAGAACACAAGAATATATAAATGATTTGTTAGGTATGAGTCATGATATGTTTAAACATATTGTTGCCCTAAACACTTACACAGAACCTTTCTTGAGTATGAGACAAAATGATCAACGTGCTATTATTGAACAGCTATTGGGTATTACTATACTGTCAGAAAAAGCTGAAAGCCTTAAGGATCAAATAAGACAAACAAAAGATGCAACAACACAAGAAAAACTAAAAATTGAAGCAATACAAACTGCTAATAGTAAAATTGAAACAACTATAAACAGTCTTAAAAATAATCAACGTGCTTGGCAAGCTAAGAAAGTAAAAGATATAGAAAAACTTCAACTTAGTATAGATGAATTAGTGCGTGTTGACATTGAAAAAGAATTAGAAGCACATGAAAAATTGCAAAATTGGACTGAACTAAACAATGCAATTACGGCTCTTAACAAAGAAAAAGGCACACTTGAGAGTGCATTACTACGTGCCACAAAGTCTGTAGATAAAGTGGAAAAAGACATCGCAAATTTACAGGATGCTGTATGTTATGCATGTGGACAAGAACTACAAGAAGATAAAAAACAAGAAATTGTGTCAAATAAAAATAAAGAATTAAACGATGCAATGGCATATCAAACAGAAGTTGCTGGTAAATTAGATGAGATTATAAGAGGGCTAAATGACATTGGAGATATTAACGGAAAACCAGAAACATTCTATGAAACAATAAGAGAAGCATATGATCATAGAAATAACCTTGAAGGCTTGCGTACAAATTTAAACAACAAAGAACAAGAAAATGATCCGTATCAATCACAGATAGATGAGTTGTCAACAACTGCTATGCAAGAAATAGATTGGACTCCAGTAAACGATTTAACAAATTATAAAGATCATCAAGAATTTTTACTTAAACTACTTACTAACAAAGACAGTTTTATACGTAAAAAAATTATCGATCAAAATCTTACATACCTAAACAATAGGTTGACCTATTACTTAGATAAACTAGGGCTACCACATCAGGTTATTTTTCAAAATGATTTAAATGTGGAAATTACACAACTAGGACAAGATCTTGACTTTGATAATTTAAGTAGAGGTGAACGTAACAGATTGATACTTGGTATGAGTTTTGCTTTTAGAGATGTTTGGGAAAGTTTATATCAAAATGTAAATTTATTGTTTATCGACGAGTTGATAGATTCAGGAATGGATACAGCTGGTGTAGAAAGTTCTTTAGCTGTAATCAAGAAGATGGGCAGAGAGAGGGATAAAAATGTTTTCCTTATTTCACACAAGGACGAACTAATAGGAAGAGTCAATCATTTAATGAAAGTTGTAAAAGAAAACGGCTTTACATCATATGAGAATGACATAGAGATAGTAGAATGAGTATAGAAGACGATATACACGATAAGTTGACAAAGGCTTACATGCAGTATTTCAAGGCTAATGAAAAATTTGAGAGCCGTAATTCTGTACGCACACATAGAGAAGCAAGAAGATGGTTACGTGAAATCAGAACTCTTGCAAAGTTGCGTATGGATGAAATACACATCAAGCACAACACAAGTCGTGTAACCAAAAAAGAAGGCGAAGAAGGCTAAGCATCGGTATATAAGTTCATGCAGTGGACTCATAACGGTAAAGTGATAGACTCTATATCTGAAGAGTATGAAGGATTTGTGTATCTAATTACCAACACCACTACCGGGCAAAAATATGTAGGCAAAAAACTAGCAAAGTTTAAAACTACCAAGCCACCATTAAAAGGCAAAAAAAACAAAAGACGAGGCTACAAAGAAAGTGATTGGAGAGACTATTGGGGATCTTCAGATAGATTACAAGAGGATGTAGACAAGTTAGGCCCAAAAAAATTTACAAGAGAAATACTTTATTTTTGCAAAAGCAGAGCAGAAATGAGTTACATAGAGGCTAGAGAACAGTTTGACCGCCGTGTGTTAGAGACGGATGATTATTACAACGGAATTATAAATGTTAGAGTTGGCGGTTCAGATAAGTTGCGTAAGGCACTACTAGAAAACAAATAGGCAAATCAGGACACTGTTGATCGTATGATCCGCTTTGAGACTGCGTACCTCGCCGTCAGATACTAGCGAGTCCAACAGGCTGTATGCTACAAAAACCCTAAGCACTAGGAACGAAGCTAGGGATAGCACTGCAAAGTGTGATGTCGACGTAGGTTGGGAAAGGTCAGAGCCCAGTAGCATAGTCAAATACCTACTTCCGATCTCGGCTGTGCGAACTCACATGAAGCTTGGGATGATGGGACCTCGTGTAAGGTTCCGTCTGACTGAACAATCTACATGAAACGTAAGTGCTTCGCACTTATTATTAAACGAAGTTAACAGTTTGAGCGTAAGCGAAAACTAATTGCTACGAAGTAGCAATTGATAAATATAATAACAATAAGGAACTGTGACATGCGTGTATTCGAAATCGTAGAAGTAGATTTAGGTGATCTTAAACTTCCTGATATCTCTAAAAGTACTGGTCCTTACACTGATGCGAAAACAAAAATTAAAATTATACCTGGTCCTGAAGGAACTTACAAACTTGAATATCCTGATGGCAAAAAAGAAACAGTGAAGAACAAAAATGCTCTTCAAAATAAAATTGATACTGAAAGACATAAATTTAGAATACTTAAAAATCCTAGTGTAAAACAAAGAATAATGGGTGTGCCATATGTTGACGCAGACGGAAATCTAGCCAAAGATGATAAAGGAACTCCTCTAAAGCAAAAACGATCTGATAGAACAAGGATGCAAAAATTAAAAGAATTTTTAAAAAACTTTTTTAAAGCTAATGCATTCATTAGACCTTTGATTTCTGTAATAGAAATAAACCAAATTACATATCTTGTAGAAAAACTAGTCAAGTCTTATGGTGATCATGGCTGCGACCGCAATCATCCTAGGGTAAAAGCTATTCATATACAAATTGTTGACGAAATAAACAAAGCTATTGGTGCTTTGGTACTTGCAGGTGCATCAACAGCTGCGATGGCGGCTTTTGTTGCTAAAATAGCTGTACCTATGGCCGCTACAGGTGTTGGTATTATTCCTTCACTGATAGTAATTGCAGGAGGCACTTTGTTAGCACTATTTGTTGGTAAATTGTTGTCTTTAACCGATGTATCAATGTGGGCTGCAAACTATGTAGCAGACCAGTGGTTAACTAGGACATTTATAATAAAAACCGCACCTGTTATAGGAGTTGAAGATGTTTGTAACGAAGAAACTATGAAAGATTGGGACAAGCAAACACAAATAATGTTACAAGAACGAAAAACTCCTAATTTAAAATCTATCGTCAAGGCCGCGTTCAAAAAAGATCCAGAATTTGGTGAACTATACAAAAAAGCAAAGGAACAAGTAAAAAACAAAAAAACCTAAAGAAGAGGAAGTTTTGTTTTGTTTACTGTTTCTATTTTTTCTTTAATAATATTGTTGATAATTTCTCTATCTTCTCGTGATATTTTAAACATTAGATCGTCATAAGTAAAACTGCCACGCATGTACCAACCAATGTTGTATACATCATCTTTGATCTGCTTGACTGTATTTTCGTAATCTTTACTAAGTGCTAAGATATCAGAGTCCGTGAGTGGAGCGATCGTGTTCCGAAAAAATTTGAGTAATCCATATCAACGTTTGTTTTAAAAACTTGTCCACATTCTTCATGACCACACTTTGTTTCAAAACTAGGCAGTTTCCATCTTTCTGTAAGATCACCAATAGCTTTTCTTAAACTAGTATAAAATTCTGCATCATTATCTCTCATCCATTCGAGTATAGATTGTTTGTTATCCTCTTCATCTTTACCATCAGTAATTGCAAAAAGATGTGCAACAGCTAAACGTAAATTTAATTCTGCAGAAGATTGTAACAGTTCGTTAATTTTTTTATCACGTTCTTGTTCTGGCAACTGCAATTTGTCCAATTGCATGAGTTGTCTTTCTGTTGTGTATGCTTGTATAGTAAAATCTGTTGTTTCCCTATATGTGATAGGGTGTAATATAAAAGTTAGTTCTCCCATGTTGAATGTTTGCTCTATTTCGTAATTTGCAAAAAGCCCTAGTAAATTTTGTAAATTTACATCTGCATCAGACTTCTCTGTGCATTTTGGACATTCTACTACAACCGGCAAAGTTTCACCATAAGTTGCTATTCGAATAGCAATTAGCACAAAATCAATATCATAACCTACTAATCTCCACGGATCAAGTATATTAGGTATACAACTTTGAATTACCTGAGCAGTAGCTTCTCCAGAAAATAGTGCATCTGGTGTCTTTAAAAGTATTTCATCCATAGCAGTCATACCAAATACAGGTATAGAATCTATTTTTCCATCCTGTATAATTGTGTCATCATACCATTTTCCTTGGCTTGGCAAGTCAATGAACAGCTTAGGCTGTCTTTTGTATTTTTGTAAAAAACTACTCATATTATTCTTCCGATAAATACTATATAACGATATTTATGGATCGTAATTATATAGGGTTATAATAATGGCATTAAGCACTGATGATAAAAACGACATAGTAAACGCTATATCAGAAGGTTTTAAAGGCATAAAATTTCCGCAAGGTAATCAGTCAAGCTCTGGACAAAGTGGTAGTGGCGGAAATTTAATAAGTGATAAGATGTCTGCATTTACAGATAAAGTTAATAAAGCAGGTAAAGCCGCTAACGTTATGGGAGATTTTATGTACAGAGCAGGCGGTTCTGTATCTCAGTTTGCAAAGACAGTTGAAGGTACTTTGCCTTCTTTTGCAGGACTTACAGGAGTGCTTGCAGGTGGAGCAGGTGCAGTAGCACAATATTTAGAAACTACACAAGCGGCGTTTCAAGGTTTAAGCAAAACAGGATTGCAGTTCAATGGTGATTTAGGATTAATTAGACAGACTGCGGCTAAAGCTAGAATGCCTTTAGAAGACTTTGCAAACTTGATGGCTAAAAATACTGATAACCTAATCGCTTTAGGTGCTGGTGCAGATGACGGAGCAGCCAAGTTTGCTGAATTAAGCAAAGCTATGTTTGAAGACGGACCTATTGATGGTATGATGGCTTTAGGATATAGTCTTAAAGATACAAACGAATTTTTAATGGACTTTACTACTCTTAACAGGAGGGATGCCGCCTTTAGAAGAATGGATGCACCAAAACAAGCTCAGGCGGCAGCAGAATTTGCAAAAAATTTATCAATTGTTTCAAAATTAACCGGACAACAGGCAAAAGATTTAAAACAAGAATTGATGCAAAGGCAAAATGCAGGTGCCACACAAGCTAAATTGCGTCTTTTAGAAAAACAAGGTGTTGAAGGCGTTCAACAGTCATACAATGCAGCTCAAACAGAATTAGAAAAAGGTCCAGAAGTATTACAAAACTTAATGGACGATTTACTACAGACTGGTGTTCCAATGAGTGATGCCACAGCAGCCTTTGCCGCAACAAACAAAGAAGCGTATGCTCTAGCAAAACAAGCCGCAGAAGCTGTGAAAGCTGGAGATATGGATAAAGCTAAAGCACTCTCAGAAAAAGCCGCGGCTGCTTCTTTAGAATATGCTAACAGTGAACAAGGTTTACGACTAGCAACACTTGCACAAGTTAGTGAAATAGGTAAAGCACAAGCACAAAATTTGGAACAAGTAGGTCCTCTGATAGATGCAATAAATGTACATGCAGAGTCTATGTCTAAAAGTATGGGCAGGACCGTTGGCACTGTAGAAGCATTTGAAAGTCTTACAGCTAAAATGACAGAAGAACAGAAAAAAGTTGTAGCACTACAAGAACCAAATCAACAAGCTCTCAGAGCAACTAACGAAGCACAACAACAGCTTGCAAATTTAGCTTCTAAAATGAATGAAAATTTAGCCAAACAAATACAAGCTGGTAGCACATTGGGTGATTCATTTAAAGGAATGGCAGACAAGCTACAAAATGACACTAAAAAGTTAGTAGACGCTATAGGTGCTACTTTAGCAATTGGAACTGAAGCTATGAAAGATGATGATCCAAAGAACACTAAACAAAACAGAGAAGATCCTGAGGTAAAAAATGCTCCACCAGGTCCTTCTGAAGACGAAGCAAAAGGAATCTTTAGAAAATTTATAGTTGATCCTATAGTTGGCTTGTTTGATGGCAAAGCTACAGGTGGTACTATCTCGCCAAGCGGCACTTACATGGTAGGAGAAAAAGGCCCTGAAATTATATCTGGTCAAGCAGGAACTGTAGTAAACGCTGAACAAACAGCTTCTGCTATGGATTCAGCAAACAAAAATGCAAGCCAAGATATGAATAAACTTATAGATGCAATGACAACCGCAAATGATCAATTATCAACCCTAATTGCTATAAATACTAGACAAACTGTACTCTCTGACAGACAAGTTAAAGCAATCAAGGGAGCAGGTAACCTAATAAAAGGTGTATAATTTATGAGTTGGAAAAAATATTTCACACCATTAGATGCAACAAACAATCCAGACGGTGGCTATAGTGCTATGGGAGGTCCATCTAGTGCTTCAGGAGTAGGACCTGCTAGATCAAACTATTCTAGTTTTTTACCTGATGTTTACGTAGGTTCTCCAAATAGAGTTGAACGCTACGGGCAGTATAACACAATGGATATGGATTCCGAAGTAAATGCCGCACTGGACATACTAGCAGAGTTTTGCACACAGCAAAGCAAAGAAAACGGTACTAATTTTACTTTTAATTTTAACAAAAATGCAACCAATTCAGAAGTTCAAATACTAGGACAATATCTTAAGCAATGGTGTAAAATGAATCAATTTGAAACACGTATGTTTCGAATTTTTAGGAATGTTTTTAAAATGGGTGATGCGTTTTTTATGCGTGATCCTGAAACAAAAAAACTTTTCCATGTAGATCCTGCTAAAGTAACAAAAATTATTGTTAACGAATCAGAAGGCAAAAAACCAGAACAGTATATTGTCAAAGACATAAATTTTAATTTTAGGGATTTAGTTGCAACCAAACCATATACTACCAATGGAGATGCAACTTCACCAGGAGGTTCACAATATAACATAGGTGGAGCTAGAGGACAAGTTGGTCACACAAATGTAACAAACAGTTCTAGATTCAATAAAGAACAAGGTGAGATTGCAGTAGATGCAGATAATATGATGCATCTTAGTTTGTCTGAAGGATTAGACAACAATGCACCATTTGGAAACAGTTTGTTAGAAAGTATTTTTAAAGTTTACAAACAAAAAGAACTACTTGAAGATGCAATAATTATTTACAGAGTGCAAAGAGCACCGGAACGCAGAGTATTCTATGTTGATGTGGGTAACATGCCATCACATTTAGCTATGCAATTTGTTGAACGTGTAAAGACGGAAATACATCAAAGGCGTATCCCATCGTCAACAGGCGGAGGCACAAATGTCATAGACAGTTCTTACAATCCGCTGTCAATCAACGAAGATTACTTCTTTCCACAAACAGCTGAAGGACGTGGATCTAAGGTAGAAACACTTCCCGGAGGTACAAATCTTGGAGAAATTGATGACCTTAGATATTTTACTAATAAGCTCGTACGCGGTTTACGAATACCTTCCAGCTATCTCCCTACAGGCGCTGATGAAGGAACTAATGCTTTCCAGGATGGAAGAGTTGGAACTGCATTTATACAAGAACTAAGATTCAACACCTACTGTGAAAGATTACAAAATCTTATAGTAGAAGATTTTAACCAAGAATTCAAAAGGTATTTGTTAGAAAAGGGTGTCAACATTGATACATCTATGTTTGATTTAAAGTTTTTACCACCACAAAATTTTGCCGCATATAGACAATCAGAAGTTGACAATGCAAGAGTGCCAACATATCAACAAATGGCACAAATACCACATATATCAAATAGATTTGCAATGAAAAGATTTTTAGGTATGAGTGCAGAAGAGATTGCAGAAAATGAGCGTATGTGGAGAGAAGAAAATGCAGAAAACATACAACCAATGCCTGATGATGCTGCCGCAGAAATGCGTAGTGTAGGTATTAATTCTGCAGGCATTAGTGCAGATATAGCTGGAGCAGAAGATATTGCTGCTGATGGAGAACAACCTGAAGTAGGTGCAGACGATGCAGGACCTGAAACTGCAACTGGAGATGCACCAGCGGCTGGAGCTACACCTCCAGCAACGGATCAAACGATATAAATACTAGCATGATACTGAGAGAACTTTTTTATTACGACAAAGAAACACTAGAACCTGTAGAAGACAACAGGTACGAACCTCTTAGTGATGATAGTATCTTAGATATTGATGATACAAGAAAAACAAGACTTACTTTAAACCAAATCAACCGAGCAAGGAAAGCAAGCGAGCTACATATTAAAGAAAAGCAAGAAGAACTTGACTTTATAAGACAAATGTATGGGATAGCCGCACAACAAGCCGCAGCCGGGATGTAAGTTTTGGTTAAAATTGATAAGCACCAATACACAAAAGAAGAATGGCATCGTATTCGAGACGCAAGACGTCGAGAAAAAGCGATTAAACGCGGCTTAAAACCACCTCCAGTAAAAAACGATCCACATGCTGATGTAAAACGAAGTAAACATCAAGCATTTGTTTTAGGTAATGGTACAAGTAGAGCAGATATTATTCCAGATGAACTAATAGTACACGGAAAAATTTACGGTTGTAACGCTCTATATAGAACTTTTGTGCCTGATTATTTGGTAGCTGTTGATGTAAAAATGGTTTTAGAAATAAACAAAGCTAAGTTTCAACATAAACATACAGTGTGGACAAATCCTAACAAAGCATTTCAATCTATGAAAGGACTTAACTTTTTTGCACCTAGCAAAGGATGGTCAAGTGGCCCTACAGCATTATGGTTTGCTAGCCAACACGGATACGAAAAAATATATATACTGGGATTTGATTATAAAGGTTTAAATGACGGAAGTAAATTTAATAACATATATGCTGATACACCAAACTATAAAAAAAGTTTAGATGCGGCTACATTTTATGGTAATTGGCTTAGGCAAACTAAACAAGTTATAAAAGAAAATCCAAATATACAGTATATTCGTGTAAAACACACTGATAATTTTGAGCCAGAAGAACTAAATATTTTTCTAAATTACAAGACAATAACTGTAGATCAGTTCAAAATACAACTAAATCTTAGTTAAAAACAGTCGGTGTAACAAAAACGGCCCGTTTTTGGCGTATTTCTACGTACTTTTTCTCCTCTTTACTAAATACTATTGACAGCCTAGCCATAGGTACATTTACAAACATATACAGGAGAAGAAAATGGCAGATCGTAACAAATTTGAAGAAATGCTTGAGCGCCTAGTCAATGAAGACAAAGCTGGTGCAGAAGAGCTATTTCACGAGATTGTGGTTGAAAAATCACGTGATATTTATGAAGGCCTACTAGAATCAGATCTAGAGGACGAAATTGATGAAACAACAGATGAAGAAGTGGATGAGACAAAAGATGAAGAAGTCGATGAAGCTACTGATGAAGAAGTCGATGAAGCTAAGGATGAAGAAGTAGACGAAGCTAACGACGAAGAAGTTGATGAAGCAAAAGACGAAGAGACAAACGAAGAGTTTGATCTTGATGAGTTTGAAGTTGCTGAAGAAGATCCAACAGATGACATGATGAAAGACATGGAAGGCGGCGATGATGCTGATATGGACATGGACATGGACATGGATGACGAAGGTGACAGCGATGAAGATATTGAAGATCGTGTAGTTGATCTTGAAGATGCCCTTGATGATCTAAAGGCAGAGTTTGAAAAAATGATGTCAGATGATGATGAAGGCGGCGATGACGACATGGAAATGGATGACGAAGGTGAAGATGACGCAGAAGAAGAGTCATTTGAACTAGAAGCTACAGATGAAGAAGTTGATGAAGCATCAGATGAAGAAGT